AGCAGACGGCACCATCCCAGCAAAGCCGACTGCTCCTGCTTTTCGTTCAAAAGCTACAAACCACCATCCTTCAAGTGGGGGATAGATCTCGTCATAGGGCAGGGATTGCAGCTGTAAGCCGCATAGGATGTTCCTCCAATATATCTTTGAGATATCTACGGAACGTATTTTGTATTCCATGGTCTACTAAAAAAGGGTTGACTTGTAGTTTAATTGGTGTATATTACGTAGGCAAGTCCGGGGTCACCCGGTATTACTGACAGTCCCGGCTGACGACATGCAGACAGTAATACCAACGTTTTAACTCGCATGTGAGGATTTAAAAATGGCTAACACCACTTTTTCTGGCCCGGTTATTTCGACCAACGGCTTTCAAGGTAATGTAACGGGCGGCATCAACGGTTCTAGCGGCTATGTGATTACTTACGCAACAACCGCCGCAGCTATTGCGGACGCTACTGATGCTGTAAACACTTCCGACAAACAAGCTGGCACCCTCGTTTTGGACACTACCAATAGCCGTCTAATGGTTGCCCTTGGTTCGGATGCTACTTCTAACTGGGCTGTTGCCGACGGGTCTGCTACGGTCACTCCAAGCTAATTTGTCTCCCGCAAGGGTTTTTAACTCAAGGAGCAAATTATGGGATATATGAGCGATGTAAAAAGCACCCGTTTAAATGGTGCTGGAGGGGCCATTTTTGGCGGTCCTGCCCGTGTTAAAGGCATTTATATCGTCTCTACTGCTACTGCGGGCTCGGTGGTGATTAAGGATGGTGGTTCCGGCGGAACCACTGTTTGCACCATTGACACTCCAGCTGCCGTAGACACGATGTATATTCGCTTGCCTGAGGACGGCCTGCGATGTGCTACCGATGCCTATGCTGCCCTGTCTAATGTCACGGCGGCGACATTCTTTTACGCTTAAAGGATTGGTATGGACAAGAAAAAGATGGCTAAGTTAATGAAGCCTTATGGGCCTCGCAATCCTGATGCTAAGCCGGGTGACGAGCAGGTTTACACGCCTGAGACCCGTCGTCGCATCAAGCAGATGGAAGAAGATCGCAGGGACAAGAAGCTTTTGGAAGACTCTGATAAAGGGTATCGCGAGGCCATTGGCATGAAAAAAGGCGGCATGGTCACTAAAGGCTGTGGAATGGCCCGTCCTCAAAAGTTTCGGGTGATGTAATGGGGTCTGCGGCATGGACACGCAAAGAGGGCAAAAACCCGAAGGGCGGTCTGAACGCCAAAGGCCGCGCCTCTTACAAAGCCCAGACCGGTGGGACGCTAAAGCCGCCCGCGCCAAAGCCAAAGACGAAGAAGGACGCCGCGAGGCGAAAGTCTTTCTGCTCTCGCATGGAAGGAATGAAGAAGAAGCTTACTTCGTCCAAGACAGCGAAAGACCCAAACAGCCGGATTAACAAATCTTTACGAGCATGGAATTGCTGATATGACTATGGGCACCGAAGCAAAAACCGTGGCCGACGCAGCGGCTGTAGTAACAACTGTGGGAACCATGATGGAGTTTTTGCCAGCACTGGCTTCTATTTTCACGATCATCTGGCTGGGTATCCGCATCTGGGAAAGCCCCACGGTGCAGGGCATGGTTGGCAAGGTTAGGAAAAAAGATGCCAGCGAAGTCTGAAAAACAACGCAAACTCATGATGGCTGTTGCTAACAGCCCTGAATTTGCCAAAAAAGTAGGCATACCACAGAAAGTTGGCAAAGAGTTTGTTGGAAAAAGCACCGGTGGCTCTGTTAATCGCATTGGTCGGGCGGTAATGCCTTCTAGGCGTGACCCAGATATTGGAAAAATGATTAAGCAGGCGAGAGTCCCAACCGGTAAACGGAGAGGCTAATGGCTACGTCGGGCACATCAACTTTTAATCTTGAGTTTGATGAAATTATTGAGGAAGCGTATGAACGGTGCGGTTTAGAGAGCCGCACTGGGTATGACATGAAAACGGCTAGGCGTTCTCTTGGTCTATTGCTTATGGAGTGGGCGAATAGGGGGCTAAATCTCTGGACAATTGAACAGAGATCCGTTGCTATGGTGGCAGGAACAAACAGCTATAACTTGCCTACAGATACCGTAAACATTCTGTCGGCAGTTGTACGCACTGGGACAGGATCGGCCCAGCAGGACATCACATTGGACCGTATTAGCCAAAACGAGTACCTGCACCTCCCGGATAAGAACACGCAGGCACGGCCCGCTCAGTACTATTTGCAACGGACTACCACTCCAGTGCTGTTTGTGTACCCGGCTCCGGATGCTTCGACCTACACCTTCCAGTATTACGTGGTTCGCCGCATTGAGGATGTAGGTGCATTTACAAACAATGCAGACGTAGTGTTCCGCTTTATGCCTTGTTTAGTTGCAGGCCTTGCGTATTATATTGCGGTTAAAAAAGTGCCAGAAAAAGTTCCTTTATTAAAACAACTGTATGAGGAAGAATTTGCCAGAGCCGCAATGGAAGACAGGGATACGGCAAGCGTTTATTTAACCCCTGAAATAAGCGTGGGGTAAGGCGTGGGAACAGGCTTTGCACTAGGAAAACATGCTTTAGCCATCTGCGATAGATGCGGGCTTCAGTATGCCTATTTGCAGCTAAAAAAGGAATGGACGGGTTTTAAGACATGTCCGGAATGCTATGAGCCAAAACACCCGCAACTAGAGCCGAAACGCAATATTAGTGATGCTATTGCACTTCGGAATCCAAGGCCCGACCAACCACGGGTTATCGATGTATACAGCGGCGCTCCGGGCGATTCTGCTTTTTTAAGCAACGGAATGCAAGCCACGCCCTTGAATAAACCTTTAGTATCAGCGATAATGCTGGGTAATGTAGTCGTATCTACAGGGTAAAACAAAGTGAATTATTCTGAGTTAATTACCGCAGTCTCGGACTACACAGAAAACACGTTCTCTGACGTGGACATGGCTACGTTTGTTCAACAAGCGGAGCAACGCATATTTAACACAGTCCAGTTCCCGGCTTTGCGTAAAAATATGACGGGGACGACTACATGGAACACCCAATACCTGTCCACTCCGGATGACTTTTTGTCTGCCTATTCTTTAGCAGTTATCGACGGCTCTGGGAACTATGAATTTTTGCTGAATAAAGATGTAAACTTTATTCGTCAGACGTACCCTTCAGCTAACACTAGGGGCATCCCAAAATATTATGCAATATTTGGCCCTACAACCACATCTGATGTAGTCCCCGCTATAACCAACGAAATTTCTTTATTGCTGGGCCCGACCCCAGATGATGCTTACACCGTAGAGCTCCATTTTTACTACTACCCCGACAGCATTGTTCGTGGCCGTATTAAAACCCTAGCGGGAATTGTTGGTGGGTCTGGATACAGCAACGGCACTTATTATGACGTGCCTTTGACGGGTGGCACTGGGAGTGGGGCAAAGGCCACTATTACGGTGGCTGGTGGGGCGGTGACAACGGTGACTATTACTAACCGTGGTGTAGGCTATGCTACATCGGATACCCTGTCTGCGGGCACCACGATTGGAGCCAGCGGGGTAGGTTTTTATGTCCCTGTTAATACCATCTACAACCAGAATGGTACGTCATGGCTAGGGGATAACTTTGATTCTGTCCTTTTGTACGGCACGTTAATGGAGGCGTATACGTACATGAAGGGCGAGCAGGACATGCTTCAGTTATACAGCAATCGTTACTTAGAGGCGCTGCAGTTGGCTAAGCGCTTAGGTGATGGCTTAGATCGCATGGATGCCTATCGTAGTGGGCAGGCTAGGGTAGGGGTAAAGTAAGATGGCAATTACCCAAACAGTCTGCACAAGTTTTAAAGTCGAGCTGTTATCTGGAACGCATGACTTTAATTCTGACACGTTTAAACTTGCGCTATACACGTCTTCGGCAACTTTAAATGCCGCTACTTCTGGATACACAGCTAGTGGTGAAGTTGCAAGTGGATCAGGCTATACGGCAGGAGGTAAGGACTTGACGGTGTCGCAGACTCCTACCTCCGGGTCAGAAATTGCATATATCTCTTTTTCAGATATATCATGGGCGTCAAGCACAATAACTGCAAGAGGGGCTTTGGTCTACAACAGTAGCAAAAGCAACAAAGCAGTTGCAGTACTTGATTTTGGGTCGGATAAGAGTTCTTCTAGTTCGACATTTACTGTAACCTTTCCGGCGTCTAACCAGAACAGCGCCATAGTTCGCATTTCATAAGGAGAGCACTATGCTTGGCGACAAATCGAAGGTAGCAGACACTACAGCAGTGAGCGTCTCCCAAAATGGCGGCGTTTCGGCGGGGGTGTCTGGTGGGGGTGTCTTTCACGTAGTTTGCTACGATAAGGAAGGCAATGTTAAGTGGACGGCAGAATCGCCAAACTTGGTGGTTAACGTCGGCCTACAAGACATGAATGACAAGTACTTTAGCGGCTCAAGCTACACGGCTGCTTGGTACATTGGCTTGTACGGTGCGGCTGCAACAAATAACCCGGCTGCGGGTGACACCATGAGTAGCCATGCTGGTTGGACTGAGAATACCACGTATTCTCAAGCAACCCGGCCTGCTTGCTCTTTTGGGTCGTCTACTGCCGCTGACCCGGCTGTTATTAGCAATTCGGCTTCTCCGGCTGCGTTTAGCATTAACGGTACGACCACTATTGGCGGGGCGTTCTTGACTAGCGATAACACCAAAAGCGGCACTACTGGGATCCTGTTCTCGGCTTCTGACTTTACGTCTCCCGGGGATCGCTCAGTGGTATCGGGTGACACGATCAATGTTACCTATACCTTTAGCTTAGCTGCAACATAAGGGGTAGAAATGGCGACTAGATTCTCTAGGGGGGACGAGGTCCGCGTGGATGCCGTTATCCCTTCTGGCCCAGTGCAAGCATTTCGCATGGACGAGGATGGGATTGTCTACTGTCTTATTGAATGGACAGACGCATCAGGCAATACCCAAGTGCGCTGGTTTAAAGAAGATGACCTAGTTGCTGTTTAGCAATAGGGGGCACTCGGCATGTTTGGCATAGCCTCATTTGCCGAAGTCCCCTATGCTTCTTTACCGGCAGCAGGCGGTGTTGTTTACGCCGTTTCTATTGAAGAAGATGCAACCGGTACTGAAGCGCTAGTCGCATATTTTACGGCGGTCGCTGCGGTAGCTGAAACGGCTACCGGCACGATTATTTTTGCTAGTTTAGCGGAGCTTGCGGCAGCACTGTCTGAAACGGGGACAGGCACCGAAGAGATTGTCTCACTGCTGGAGGCAGAATCGTCTGTGTCTGAAAGTGCTACGGGGACGGAAGATGTTTCGTCTTCGTCAGAAACCTTGGTTTCTGTAGCTGAAACTGGCACCATCACTGACGCTTCTGCGTCTGATATTGAGCTTAATTCATCAGTTTCCGAAGACAGCACAGGAACTGAATCAACAAGTTCTTCTGTTGAAATTAACTCAGATCTAGCGGAAACAGGGACAATAACCGAATCCAGTTCCTCCGCTATTGAGGTGGAAAGCAGCGTTGATGAGACAGGGACAGCGTCGGACCAATTTTCTTCTGGTACAGATGTTATTTCTTCAATCTCTGAAGACGGGGCCATAACTGATGCTTTAGGCACTACGGCTATATTTACGGGGGGCATATCGGAAGATGCGTCCATAACCGACGTTTTGGGCGCTGCGGTTATATTCTCCGTGGATACGTCAGAAGAAGCCACAGGAATAGGTTCTTACTCGTCTTTAGCTGAGCTTGAGGCATTTTTTGCGGACACCTCTACCGGTACGGAAGAGACAGCATCCGTTGTTGATTTTGTTGCCTCTATCTCGGAAGATTCGACGGGCACAGAATCTATATCCAGCGGATATGACGTTATTTCTGGGATATCGGAAAATTCAACGATAACCGACGTAGCTCAAGGCCTTCCGGAGTATCCACGAGGTGTTGAGGAAACCGCAACAATTACGGATGAAATTCAAGGCTTTCCGGAATATCCCCGAAGTGTGGAAGAAACAGGGACAGCAACAGAACAGGTTAGTTCTGGTCATGACGTAGCGTCTGATGTGGCTGAGTCGAGTGACGCGGCGGAAACCAATGACACCATTCATGCACAGAACGTATTTACAGTGGAAAAGGCCTACACTTCCCGCAGAGTAGGGCAGAGGCTGCGGGAGCCCGCTGATCAGTTTAGTAGCATCATTAGCCTATTAGCTGATGTAGCGGAAGATGCAACCATAATTGACGTTTTAGGCGCTACGCTTACATTGCCGGGGGCTATATTTGAGGACGCGACGGGCACTGACTTAATAGACAGCGGCCTTGATGCGCAAGGCTATGTGTCAGAAGACGTAACCTTAACGGATGCTCCGGGGGCCACGTTGACTTTGCCGGGAGCCGTTGCGGAGGAAGCTACTGGCACAGAATCAGACAGTAGCACAATAGTTCTAGGTGTGGATATTAGCGAATTGGCTTTAGAGTCCGATATCTTAAGCGCCACAGCTTCTATAAGCCCTCAGATCAGTGAAGAAGCATTAGGTGTTGATGTTTTCTCTAACATTGCCAGTCTTCACCCGGAGGTAGTCGAAGCAGCTATTGCTGTAGACAGAGTTGTAACGCAGGCGGTCCTAATTGCTGCATTTGTTGAAACGGTCACTGGGACAGACGGTCTGCTGGCTCGGTTCTTATGGGAACTAATTGATGACAGTCAGGCTGGAAACTGGCAAAATGTGGGGACGGCTGATTCCCCTGTTTGGTTGCAGATCGGGAGCCCGACAAATAGCTCGTGGTCGCAGATTGGGAGTCCGACAAGCGGCTCGTGGTTGCAGATTGGTAGCAATGAAACGACTGAATGGTCAGATATTGATACATCGGGATTAAATTAAATGGCGCTCATTGTTAAAGATCGGGTCAAAGAAATCACAACTACCACGGGGACGGGGACGTTGACCCTTGCTGGGGCGTCTACCGGTTTTTCTTCTTTTGCCGATATTGGCGATGGAAACACAACGTACTACGCCATATCTAGCACTGGGTCTGAGTGGGAAGTTGGCATTGGAACCTACACCGCTTCGGGCACAACTCTGTCTCGGGATACTGTACTTGCATCCAGTAATAGTGGGTCTTTGGTAACTTTAAGTGCGGGCACGAAAGACGTATTTTGTACCTATCCATCCCAGCTTACCCAGACCACAAACAGCTACACCGGCGCTGCCACGCTTACCGCTAGAGAAAATGCTTTGGCGGACACTTCCGGGGGCGTTTTTACCCTGACTTTGCCTGCATCGCCTAACGAGGGCGACTTTGTTATTGTTTCAGATGCAGCGGCAGCATTTAATACAAATAACCTGACGATTGGCCGTAATGGCAACACCATACAAGGCAGCGCAACGGACTTAGTTTGCGACATTGATCAGGTCAGCATAACCCTTCGGTATACCGGTGGGGATTGGCGTGTTTATGCCACTATTGGGGCTGTTGATGGAACGGCTGTCACGTTGACTGGCACTCAGACGCTTACAAATAAGACGCTAACCAACCCAACTATAAACAATTACACCGAGGGAACGGTAGCTATCGGTACGGTAACTACCAGCCACACCTTTAGCTTGACTAACGGGACATTACAAACCGCAACTCTTACGGCGTCCACAGCCTGCACTTTTACTATGCCGACGGCTACGTCGGGGAAGAGTTTTATTCTTATTTTGAATCAAGCGGCGTCTACCGGCAATGGCACAGCTACATTTACCGGGGTGCTTTGGGCAGGCGGTTCTGCGCCAACAGTTACGGCAGCAGCCGGTAGCGTCGATGTGTTTTCGTTTGTGTCAGATGGCACAAATTGGTATGGTTCGGCAGTACAGGATATGTCGTAATGCTCGCTGCCCGTAATTTGTTTCTGACACCGTTCTCTGGTGGATCTGCTGCACCCGGTCAGGTGGCATTTACTTCAGTCGGCACTACAAGTTGGACAGTCCCTGCTGGGGTTACCTCTGTTTCTGCGGTATGCGTTGGCGGCGGGGGCGGATCGGCAGGCACAGGAAGTAACCGTGGCGGTGCTGGCGGTGGTGGTGGTGGCTTGGCCTACACAGTTAGTATGTCGGTAACCCCCGGAGAATCCCTAACTATTGTGGTTGGCGGAGGAGGATCAGGCGGCGCTAATAATTTTACAAACGGTAGCAACGGGGGCAACAGCACCATTTCTCGCGGTGCTACGATTCTACTCTCTGGTGGAGGGGGCGGTGGGGGCAGTGCTTCTGCCTCAAGTGGCTTATATCAACCCGGTACTGGCGGCTCTGCTGGCTCCGGCGCTGGTGGGACTCAGGCTAGTGGCGGGGGTAACGGTGGAACTGGCGGATTAGCTTCTTACAACAGCGCGGGGGGCGCTGGTGCAGGTGGTGCTGGCTATTCTGGTAATGGCGGCAACGGTGCGTATGGTAACCCTAACCTAAACGGCACATCTGGTGCTGGAGGTGGGGCTTCTGGTGGCTCAGTATCA